GTCCAGTAGGAAACGTTGCCATACGTTCCATCTTGACCTGACGCATATAGTCGTCGATTCTTTGCATACTAGAAAAGAAATCAGCAAAGACGCCTGCTGCATAGTAAGCGTCTTGTTTGGACAACATCATATAAGAATTTCCTTAAGATGCCATTTCGGCAGGATAACCTTCGAACCACTCAATCACAGTGTCACAACGAAACGAACGCCACTCCATCTTATCCATCGCCCACACCGCAATGTTGTCGCCCATGTCTTTCTGCTCAAGAATCTCGGGCACGTTATTCTCTGACAACTCTCGATTGAGTGTGCAGGGCATCACTCGAATCTCACCATCATAAATCTTCTTGAACACCACAGTAACTACACCTTGTTGTGCCGCCTTTACAAAACCAGTCATATCAACCATCATCACTCTCCTTCACAAATATACCATCGACCATTCGACCTTTTCGATCTTTGATATCATTATACGCTACTTCACAACATTCTGTCAAGCTCACTCCGTGTCTTTCGGCAATGTTAACCAGAACGACAATACAATCACCAATATCGTCACGAATATCACGCCCTTTACACACGTTATCACTTAATTCACCTACTTCCTGTATCAGTTTACAGACTTGGTCTTTGTCGGTAGCACCGTCGATCAGATTACGATCACGGTGCCATTGTTTGATGAGTTCTATATATGTTCCTAACATTTGTTTTTCGAACGTCATTACGCCGCCTTCTTTGCGTCACCACTCTTAAGATACGCCATCACATGTTCTGGACTTGAGAACTCATAGGGATCATCGTCTGCATTGTCTCGGAATCCAGCCTCACGGAAGAACATCTCAACTACACCGTCATCGACCACCATAGCGTAACGCCACGAACGTTTACCGAACCCGAGGTTGTCCTTGTCCACAAGCATACCAACCGCATTGGTGAACTTACCAGAACCGTCTGGAATCACCTTGACGTTCTGTAGTTTTTGATCACGTGCCCAACAGTTCATAACAAACGCATCATTGACTGACAGACAATAGATGTTGTTAATACCTAACTCTGCAAATTCAGGTGCCATCTTTTCATAGCCCGGCAACTGGTAGGTTGAACAGGTGGGTGTGTATGCTCCTGGCAATGCAAACAGAATCACTCGTTGCCCTTTGAAATAATCGTCGGTTGTTTTATCTTCCCAACGATAAGGATTTGGTCCTTCGATACTTTCGTCTCGTACTCGTGTTTTGAAAGTAACTTGGGGTAGTTTGTCACCAATTCTAATCATACTTTGTATCTCCTTTTAAACCACTGTCTTACATAATACTTACGGATTACGGCAACTCCGAAAAAGATTGCCGTCATTGCAAAGGATATCTCAACCGCTGTCATCTGCATTGCCAAAAACAAAGAGAGAAACACCCAATTTAAAAATAGATTGAGAGGCGTTGCAATGATCGTATCACTGAACGCTTCCTTTAAAGATTTATAATCAATCGCCACTGTAGATCTTATCTAAATGATCCGAAAACTGTTCGACCTTGGACAGTCGATTCGGCCAGTAGATATAGTCCTTTTCTGGATTTGCACGTAGATTTGTTAAAAGAGGTTGTATCGCATTGTACAACCTTTCTAGTCGGTCTTGGACATCATCTGCGACGAGAGTTGCCGTCTGAACCGTTTCCAGTTCTTCTTCAGTAACCGCAGTGAATCCAAAATCAAAAATATCGTCGTTCATTTAACATCTGGTCCCTGAACATCTTCACTAAAAGTCAGACCATATTTATTTGAGTGAATACGGTCGTGTTCGTATAACGCAAGGAAACCATAGTGAATGATCTTTACGATATCTTTGCGATGGTCGGTTGGACTACCTTTCTTTCCATAACGTCCGTTGTACTTATCGACATTCCCAAGGAAGAATCCCATACCATGCCCACGGTCAACAATGACTTCAGAAGACTGCAATCCGCCTTGTCCGTAATGTCCACTGTATGTGGAGTCGATATATTTTTTAAATTCATCTATTAATTCATCTTCTCTAAATTTATATTCTATCATTCTTCCCTCATAATTTCATCAATCAAATCATCTCTCAAATTTTGTGCGAGTTTATCCTGTGATGAACTCTTGGATTCGTTGTCGAATCTATATGCAAGAGTTATTCGTTCACTATTGGTGTAACAAGCGTGCCAACACATGTGTTCAGGTTCGTCTTCTCTACCAAAATAAAACGTTCTACATTGCCAGCCAGGTTTGTCTGGTATGGTAATTATTTCATCTTTTTCAATGTCGTAATAACAGAAATACCCATCACCTGTCTTTGACCATGTAAACAAGACTTGATAACCATTTGCGCCATGATTTGTGTGCCAACCTATGTAATTGTCTTCCAAATAAAAGTTAAACAGAGTACAGGTTTTTACACCCAGATCATTCGCAAAATCATACCTCCATTTTTGATAAATCGAACTCCACGACTCGGGATCGTCTTTTTTAAGATTTGACAAAGGGATCGTTTTAAAATCTCTGGGGACACCCTTTGGATCATCCCCAATTTTTCTATAATAATCCAAACGTTCTCGTGTCATATGCCACTTGGCATCGTCTTTTTTATCATGAAAAAACTTACTGTCACTTATAGACACTATAGTATCTTTCTTTTGATTATAAACAGAATAGAATTCCTCGACAACGGAGTCGAGTTTTTCTAAAAAATATCTGCTTCTAATCGGTACTTCCATCAATTTACCTTTCTTTCATTGTCGTTGTGGTCGGTTACTAGGAACTCACCCTCTTCATTTATTTCAATTCGTTTTGCATTAAAAACGTCTAACAACCCGAACCAAATATCATGACCAGCTTCCTTACGGCCGAGGTACTTCCCTACTTGATATGCAACAAACAACATTCCTGTCGCAATCGCTGTGTGTACGTATGGGTCCATAACTGCCTCCTAGAATACTTTTATACCTTTTAATTTTTCTCCTGAAGGTGTTTTGTCAAATACAGGAACGTCTTCGTCGTTCAGAATATCCTGTTGTGACTCATCTACATCATACAGTTTCATCTTGGACCTGTCAACCCCTACCACAAACCTTTTATCGACGTTGGGGTCGTTATATCTGTTCTTCAACTGTTTCACCATAATCTGACCAAGACCAGCTAACTCATCATTGGAGATTAACGCAAACATCAAGTCTGCGGTGGCAGGTAGACCAAACGATTCGGAGGTGTCTTCCAATCCCACATCAGAGTTGGAGTAACCCGAACGAGTGGTTTGAGTTGCGGAAACAATAGGAACATCGAATTCAACGGCAAGACCACGGATCTCTTCTGCGATTGACTTGATGTAACTATACGAGTTTATCGCGCCTCCCATGCCCTTCATTCTTGACGATGCACATATATTTAGGTAATCAATAAAGATAAGTTCAGGTACAAACTTCTTTTTTAGTTTCAGTTCATTCAGTAGTGCACGGAAGTGACTGCTGTGTGCCTGACCTGTAGGATATTCCTTAATGATTAGTTTACCGTTAGTCTTCTTTGCGATGTTCTCAACACGGTCTCGAAACATATTCTGTGACATGTTTTCGAGTTGGTCAATCGGAACATTCATGAGGTTCGCATCAATACGTTCTGCGATGCGTTCCTCGGCCATCTCCATCGTAATGTACAAGACGTTACGACCTTGAGATAAGGCACTGGCGGCACAGTGACACATGAACAACGATTTACCCACACCCGTACCCGCAAGGGCGATGTTCAGAGTCTTGTTGGGAAGACCGCCCTTGGTGATACGATTAAAGTAATCAAGGTCGAACGGAATACGTTCTTCTTGTTCATGATAAAAGGCAAATCGTTCGTCCACATTCTCAAGGTAGTCATGACCAATGTTTGTGTCGAAGGATACCGCCAGAGCGTTCTGTAGGATGTCAGGCAGTGCGTTCTTGGTCAACTTCTGGTGTTTACCATCAATAACAGAAATTGACTCCATGATCGCCAGATAGATTGCTCTATCCTGACACCACTTCTCGGTTGTGTCTAACAACCATTGTTGGTTCTCATCTTTTTTTTCAAAGATGAAAGGAAGGACATCGACCGCATGACCGTAGGTCTGTTCGTTGAATTTGTCAGACTGGTCAATCTCAATCTTGAATGAATCAAGGGTCGGTAATTTATTGTACTTCGATATGAATCGAACGACTTCGTTGAACAACAGTCGGTACGTACCTTCGAAGTATTCTTTCTTAATAAAGGGAATGACCTTACGCATGTAAGGTTCATTCGTCAATAGATTTTGTAGAATGGTCTGTTCTAAATCAATCTTCACTGTTTTCCTCGGGGTTGCCCATAACTAAAGAACCTTCCTGAATAGCATCTTCCAAGACACTTTGCAGAATCTCCGCAGCATGATCTTGCAATTCGATAGAATCTTCATCATGACCACTAGGTGACGATAATACCATAAAATTAAAATTTAAGCAACCGTTTTCTCCATCTACTGCAATATTACCGAAACGTATAACAGTTTCGATAAAGTCCCCAGTTAATACACGAACATCCCAAGCTTGTTCGTTTTCTGCTTCTGCTGAAGGTACCAACTGATAGTCAGTACCTTCTCGCAAACGTTTGAACCTCATTCCTCCATCTCCAGAATCTCGTCCATGTCAACAATGGTCTTCTGTCCAATACAGTACTGTTTCATCATGAACTCATTGAACTTCTCGTCTTTGAGAATGTCAGTCCAGAACTCTTCGGTCAACGTATCTTTCTCACGAACTTTGTTACCGATCACTTCGCCAGTGTTCGTATCCACTTTCTGATACCAACCGTTTGATGGTTTGATTATATGTCCAGAAGCAATAGCAACGTCCAGTAGACCACTAAACCGTTCAATACCCCCGTCCCAACTAACCGAAATAGGTATTTTAGATTTCTCTTTGACATAACGTGATTTCTCCACATTTATTATGAAATCATATCCAGTCACCTCTGTACCCGTCTTGTTCTGACGACGACCAAGAATCCAAATGTTATCAGCAGAATAATAGATACCCGTGCCACCCCCAACGATATCTTTAGGAAACAGACCGATCTCTTTATACGTGTGGTTGATAGCAAGTAACGGAATGTTCTTCATAGTCAGATACGGAGTCGCCATACGGAACAGACCTTTCAATGCTTTCGCACGAGACATATCAGCAACCGCTTTCTCGTTGATCGCATCTTCGAGTTCTTTCTTCGACGCAAGGTTACCGATCGAGTCGATCACGATGATGACCTTATCTTTCTTCTCCATTGCTTCTAATTGGTTAATCAGATCAAACTTCAGCTCTTCGACGTTGGTGATGGGTGTGTGTAATACACGATCCAGATCAATACCAAACGTTTCGAAGTAAGATTGGGGTGAACCAAACTCTGAATCATAGAACAACATCACTGCTTCAGGATCTGACTTCAGATACGCTGAAGCGATCTTCAGTGCGAACGAAGTCTTGAAGTGTTTGGACGGTCCTGCAAGTACAGTAAGACCTGACACAAGACCACCGTCAAGTTTACCAGACAGTGCGACATTCAACATAGGCACGTCGATTGGTGTGACTTCCCTATCACCAAAGAACTCTGATTGGGAGAGCACCGAAGTGCCCTTCACCTTTGAGTTTTTCTTCAGTTTATCCATAATGGACATAGATTATTCTCCAACGATTGCGTCAAGAAGTGGAAGTTTGTCAGTCGCAGCCGAGAACAAACGAACATCACCGACAACGTCCGAACCAGATATGAATGAAGGGACCATGACAGATTTGGTATTGAGATCCGGACTTTTCTCAATCATTCGACGAACGATCGTAGGATTCGCATTCTTGATATCCATAATCGCATCGTGTAACTGATCAAAATACTTCTGACGAAGAGCTTTGAAACCACTGATTGCCATCTTCGCATACACCACTTCAAACACAGAACCTGTAGACAGATCCGCTGCAGAAAAATGCGACAGGTGTTGCATGATAGGCATAAACCCTTCAAGTGCTTTTTTGTCACCACCAATTGCTGAATAATCTGCGATAATATAATCACCTGTGTCAATTGGTGTTGTCATAACAGGGAAGTAAATGATCTTTGCTTGGAACACAGGCATGGTCAACGTCATGACCAGGCGTTCGGTAGTTTCCATATTCAGGGTATTTCGAATACAGATACCACAATTGTTTTGACGAATCACATTTGAAATGGCAGCAATAAAGTCACCATCGTTCAATGTATCGTTTTTCTTGATAGGAATGTCTTCACAGAAGACGACCAAATTTGGTCCCCACTCAATCAATGATTGGATATCTGCGACACCATCAACACGCAATCTTTCTGTGTTCGGTGTATCGAAACCCGCATATGTTGACATTGCCAGTTTATTGTCACCCACTACACCAACTTTGAACATCTCGGCTGGTTTTGTTTCGGGTTGATTTTCAATCAATTCGCTCATATGATTCTCCTATACGTTTCTATAAGCATATTCTACGGCTCTATCCGCTTCTTTTTCTAACGGTCTATTAGTATACCACATTCCCGTTTCATTGTCAAATTGTCGGCACAAGTCAGCAATTTGTTTTGCAGTAATGGGATATCCTCGTTTGATTGCATTTGCTGCAGTTGCAACCATGATTTGATACATTTTATGATACCATCCCGTTTGTGTAATGGTCCGATATTCAGCAGCAAGTTGTTTTGGAAAGAACGGACAATCACGATAATCCGTCCACGATACATTAGTGTTGTTCATTGATTCTTTTCGGTGTTCTAGTACTGCCTTCTGTAATTCGGGTGGCAGTCTATCTAGGAAGTTATTACCCTCACGTTCTTTGTATGGATGTTTCGCTATAAGATAGTCAACATCAATAGGGTTACCAGAGTTCCGAAAGATAAAATTGTTAGCACCAGCATATTGCGCAGGGATGTAATACATTCGAGATAAGTCTTTAGTCTGTCTATCTCCGATCTCTCCCAACTCGGTATTGAGCGCATACCAGAAAGATTTGATTTCATCTTTCTCAACTCGTCTCGTAAGATTGAAGACGAGGCGAAACTTTGGATTATCACTGGTACTGCTAGCAGTAGAATAACAGACGTAGTCATACTGAAAAAGACTGCTGACCAATATAGACTCAAGATCACCCCCGTATGTTTCAAAATCATCAACGTCGACTGCGGCCCAGTTGCCCCAATATTCGACGTTGTCGTTGCTTCGTGTTGTGCCGTCAGTGTAGGTAGCAGGACTGATCAGTTCAGCGTCTTTCTTACCTGTTTTAGATACTCTCGACAACTGATACAGTAATTTGACAAAGCCATTCCAATCGGACAGTTTCTGTCTGCGATGCGTCTTGTTATCAAAGCGATTTTTGAATATAGTGAGTTCGTACATTATCCAAAGAAGTCCTCCAGAGTTGCCCTTGGTTCCGAGTGCCACCCAACCGCTTCGAGAATGGGTTCGAGTGGATCAAGGAATGTTTTCTTGAACATTGTATCATAGTCGATAGCAGAATGCAAGCGGAACTCTTTGGGTAACGTCATAGGAAACGATATCACGTTCTCACGTATCACGTTCGGCACTTTGAGATACAGAAACTTGATCTTCTCACCATCCTGAATGCGTTCATACTTATCAGTCAAACCGTTCTGTTTTAGGTGGTGATTGTACAACAATGCGCCACGCACATGAATAGGTGTACCTTTACCGTAGATTGTTCTGCGGTCTTGCCACTTCACAATCTCTGACACACCACGAGGAAACGCAATCTCTTCGGGCGTAAGATTCTTAAATTGGGATCTAAAGTCTGAAATGAAGCGTTGTGTGTCCAATTCGGTACCTTCTACGATGACTCGAAATACTTCTTTGAACTTGTCACGAACAATCTGGGGCGTACTAGACTTGATTGCCTCGATACCCATCATCTTGAGTTTGG